GCGATGTCTGAAGGTAACGACGACAAAGAAGACACGATGTCTTACTTTGCTAAGTTGGCAAATGCTGACTAATTAATAACAAAGGGGAGACTTCGGTTTCCCCTTTAATTAAATCCGTCTACAGCTACAACTGGCCCACTATTCTGCAAATTAATAACATTTGTGTTAGTGGAACTATTGTCACTAATTGATGTACCGCTAGGCTTGTTGGCCGCTAGGGCCCTTAATTGTTCATCTCTCAAGTCATCCATTCCAGCTATCAGTTGGCTAGTACGAGCATTGTCTCCAGTAAAAGCGTCTATCTTAGCCTGATCTGCATCTCTCCGTCTTTGGCGGCCAATTCCCACACGAGTTGCTTTCTTAACCATCAGTAACAATATTTGAGGTAACTCTTCAAACCATTCTGCGAGACGAAGAAGACCTTTCGCCAGACTAAATTTTGTGTTTATCCACCACTCTTGGATTGCATATCCAATTTTTTCGCCTAGACCCCCTAACCATTCAGTTACGACGCCAAACGCACCAGTGATTGCACCTGCCATTCTTGGGCCTAAGTCTTTTGCCCACTGAATCATATTGTCCTTAGCAGTGCTGACCGCTTCAGTGATACCATCTACAATTTTTGGGACTGATTCTTTAAAGAATTTCACAACTTTATCAAACGATTCAAGCACAAAGGTTTTAAAACTGAATATTGGTGCATCATCCTCAGAGTACCCAAAGATATCTTTGACGAAAGATATGGCAAGACGTGCGGGCATCCATAATATATCCAGTAAAGATAGCGCCCCTCCTAATACACCTGTCAATAATTTTGTTAACGCTTCTTTTGGATCTGTGAACAGCAACTTTATCCACTCAATTGCTTGTTTGGGTAATGCAAATAATCCTTCAATCATATTTTGAATTGTGTCTGCAAATGAGAAAGATTCAAACGTTGACATCCAACCACCTATAATAGTAGACTCATCCCAATTCCCATCTGCATCGACAGCACCAGGAATTATTTTTTTGAGTATCCAATTTATTGCTCCTTTGGCCAGGTCAAACATACTACCAACCATTGTTCCAAGAAATCCACCAATCCCAGCGCCCCATTTTTCGTAAGTGCTACCTTCTTTATCTTTATATGCCGCGACACCATCAAACAAAGTCATTAAAATAGTCAACGGCCAAAGAATCCTAGAGAGTGCTGTAAAAATTTTCGCTCCACCTTTACCAATAAAGTCTTTAGCGAAAGTTACAATTTTTAAACCTTTACCACCAAACCAAGCCGTAATACCAGTTACAAGATTTACAAGGGGTGCAGTAATTCTGATTATCGCTCGACCCACTCTTGACCACAACGGTTGTTGAGTCATTCCACGAGGGCCTCCTCTAGTAACGTTTTTACCATCCACACCAATACCAAAATTTAAAAGAAATGCAGCTTTCATGGATGCGAGCTTGGTTGCAATCTGAGTAGCGATGGGAATTGCTTTCGTCATCTTTCCATCAGCGCCTCTAATCGGCATGTTGCCAGGAGTTAATCCAAATACTGCCAAAGCAGCGGTGCGTAATCTTATGACCGCGTTGCTAACTGCGACAGGAAATTTTATCATATTTTTTACGGCTTTAAGGGCGTTTTTTTCAAAACCAAGCAGTGGTCGAAATCCCGCTTCAACTGCCACAATACCAGCGGTAATAGCTACAAGGCCTACACCAATCGTTGCAATAGCTGCTGTCAAACCTGCGAGTATGCCACCGAGCGCAGGTATTCCAATAAAATTCAATCCACCGCCACCCTTTTTACCACCTTTGGCAGGTTTACTTACTTGTTTCGTGGTTTCTTTGGATTGTTTTTTTGCTTCACGATCAGATTCCAATTGATCTAACATGTTTCTTTTTGTCATAAGAATAAAGTCAGTTAAAACTTTTCTTACATCATCAGTTGCTCTTTTGTTGACCTGTAGTTGTTTGACTACATCTTCTAATGCCATTACTGCCATGTTACTTACCTTTGATTTGCTTTTTCGTGTCTTGCTTTTTCTTCTTTCATGTGTTCAACCAACATATCCATATAAACTTCTTTTTCCCACGGTATTAAATTGTCTATCTCACTCAATGAGTATTTGTGGTGTTGCATCATATGGAAATTAGCTTCATAATAACTGAGTAAGTTGTTGTGTGATAGACTAATTAAAAAAAATTCTGAATACCTGTTACCGTTTCTGTATGATTAGTTTCGCACATTGGACAATAAAATTCTATTTCGTGACTTAATGTAGGCATCGTTTCGAGATATTCTCTAACTTTTGTAAACTGTTCTGAACTCATTGATTCAATAAATTCTTGTATTTCTTGTTGTGTTTCATTCTTTAGATCAATTCTTTCCTCTCCAACTATTACTGCAACTAAACAATGTCGAAGGATATCAAACATTTGTTTTGACTCTGAAACACCATCTTCTTGAGTTTCCATAACATCTTTATAACTTGGGTACGCCATTTCAATAGTAGTGTTCTCATCTAACGCTATAATAGATTCTTGGTCAGGCATATCAATTGTTAATGCATCGACGTTGATGACTATTTCATTATCAGCTTCGCATCCTTCAGTCTTACACTTCATCATAATCTTTGCAGTTTCACCTACTGATTTTCCTCGGAGTTGATTAAACATAAATTCAACATCAAATGTGGTCAGTTTATCATAATCAATATCAGTGTCAACACAAGCCTTTAGTGTATCAACTATCGACATTAATTGTTGTTTCTGATCTTCAGATTCCAATGCAATCAACATCACTTTTTCTTCTTTAACTAGGAAAGGTCGAAACCTTACTTCTATGCCCATTGAGGGTACTTTCATACTATACTTTGGGACATCGTTTAACTTAGGTAGTGCCATTTTCACTCTTTCTTTTATGTAAAATTATAATCCTGCTATGTTTCTCATAGTAGATATCGTACTTTCTAATGCATCCATTGGTCTAACACCATCATCAGTCCTAAACCAACGACGATATGATAACTGCACATTAAATTCTATTATCGCATTTGTGCTTGCGTCACTAAAACTAATCTCGTTCATAGTTGTGCAAAATGCGTCAACTAATGTACATTCGTATACAACTTGATCCTGAGTCTTAAACCCTAACTCCAGTTCACCTTGTGCAAAATCAATATTTCCAAGCGCTCCACCTAAAATATCTACTTTAGGTAATCTATTCATTATCTCTGTTGGTAGTCTTGGCAACGGTAATGCTGTTCTGTATATAGGAATACCAAATCCCTTTTTCAATTGTTGTATCTTAACATTGTATTGATACTTATCAGAGTATTGCAACTGTATAATTTCTTGTCCATCCATAGTACCTTGACTTATCGCTGAGTTCTGCCATGCTTCAAAGTATTCTTTAATACCATAATCATTCATCACACGAAAGTTCAGACTAATATCAGCAGTTGCAGAATTGTTGGCAACCTTTTGAACTACTCCACCAATATCTCTGTCTTGAGTCATTATCTGTCTGCCAGGTAAAGCAGCACCAGTGCATAAAAGATTCAATTCACGGTTACTAGCACCAGCTCCTACTTCTTGTAAAGATGGTAAATGGACTTTAAATAGAGTTGGATTCGCCATCCCACCCTTTTTTGAAATCATACTTTTTAGATCATCTATAGAACTACTACCTCCACCAGACTTGCTAAATAAACTTGCTCCCATTAAATCATACTCCTAGATTGTCCGTATATCGTTCCAGCTGATGCTTTTTGAAAATCAGCGGTCGGAAGAAATGTTGCAATTTCCCACTCAGGTGCAGGAACAAATGCCATTTTTCCTCGGACATGTTTTGTTAGATAATGTTTATAACAAGGTTTGAAGTATTTCATTTTAGACGCATTCTTTAACATCTCATAACTCAATGCAAATTTTGTACTGTTATCATACTTCTTATTGTTTGTGGTATCCATGAGAGCATCCAAAAACTTTGCACGAAGTGGGATAGGAAGATAGTGTAAGTTCAATCCAATGAACCCACCATCAGCTGGCCCTACGACAATGATGAGAGGGAAAGTATCGTAGTACGGTAATGTTTTCTTATGTTTTGGATCATAGAAAAACATAAACATTGCACCAGTAACACTTCTACCCTTTAATTGTATTTCGTCTTCTTGCATTAGTTGACTACGGTTTACACGCATCGAACGTGCTTTCTTACGAAACCACTCACGAGATTCTCTTGATCTCGGTGTGATGCCTGCACGAAACGCTTCGTACTCTAGTGTTTGGAATAAATTGCTCATGTCTTTATTTATATTACTTTTTAGGACGTTT